ATTTGGTCTATACCGCATTATCCCATGTAAGGGTAGGCTAACTGTTTCGACTATCACCGATCCCGGTGTTGCAATCCCGCGTATTTTGTTTTTGGGTTTTGCTAAATTTATCCGAAGGATATTTTTTCCATTACTCGAGACGATATACGACGAGGGGAGTCTCATTGGGATCGACCCTGCATCGTTGAAGCCCGTTCCCTTGTCCCTAACCACTACAGGATCCAACTCTGGTCCCTTGACCGAGTTCGCCGGGTATTCCGACGTCCCAGGGCGTCACCGTACTAAGCGGATCGGTTCTGTGAGCAGTTTTGGGGCGCGAGGCGGGGCGGCATGGGCCTGGTTGGCCGGAGCGTGGGGCGATTCCTTATGGAATTTCCTTAATGCGATGGAAAACCAGAACATGACGCTTTCGTTTTGGCGAACAATTGAGTCCGAAGCGGAGTGCTTCCCGCAGAGTTCTGCGAGAGGTGCCCGTCAGGGTAAGATTGCGACTAAGGTGGAGCCAGCTGGGAAAGTGCGCGTGTTTGCAATCGTTGATTACTGGACACAATGCGCTCTTAAGCCGTTGCACGATTTTGTGTTTGAGGTGTTGCGTTCCATCCCTCAGGATGGGACGTTTCATCAAGAGCGGCCCGTTAGAGAGCTTTTAAAACGAGCTCCTAAGGGCGCGGTGTTTCATTCATTTGATCTCTCTGCAGCGACGGACAGATGTCCTGTTGTGCTTCAGGAGTTAGTGGTTGCCGTGATGTACGGCGTTACGTTCGCGGCCACTTGGAAGGAGTTACTCATTGGGAGGGACTATCACGTGCCTAATGCGCGTAAGGAGCCGGGGCGGCTCCCCAAACGTGTTCGGTATGCGGTAGGTCAGCCCATGGGTGCTTACTCCTCGTGGGCGGTATTTGCGCTTACGCATCATGCAATTGTGCAGTTTGCCGCTTATCTAGCGGGTCATAAGGGTTGGTTTAAGCTTTACGCCTTACTGGGAGACGACATCGTCATTGCTGACGTTGCCGTCGCAAACCGGTATCAGCGCGTATGTAAGTGGTTGGGCATGGGTATTGGTATTAGCAAGTCCATGGTGAATGACAATTTATCATGTGAGTTCGCTAAGAAGGTATTCGTGCAAGGCAAAGACTGTGCTGCTTTCCCGTGGAAGTTGTGGTCGGTATCACAGACGTCATTGTCTGGAGGTATCGCTGCTCTTCAGCGGGTTAGTAGCATGGGCTTGAGCCTAACAGCCGCCCAAGTCGCGCTGGCGTTCGGGGCTGGGATGCGTACCGTGGCTCGCGTGGGGGCGCAGTGGAAGAATATTCCGTCTCGCCTTCGTGCGTTCCTCGTTATTGCGTCTCATCCCTCGGCTCAGACGGTTCTGGCGCGTCCGACCTGGATTGACTGGTTGGCTACTAAGGGCCCTATGCTGCCTGTCCTATACGGACCTGATGCCATGACGTGGTTCAATAGCTGGGCACAGCCCCTCGTAACTGAGGTGCTGGACCCGCTTGCGGCCCGCGTTGATGAGTTAGTGTCTCGGCTCTTCTTTGGCGAGGGGGAAGTGAAGGGCTTAGCCCGGCACTCCCCTAAGTCGAAGTACCCGTTACCGACACCAGTAGAACGGTACCTAGAGTCGAAGGTTAATGCTAGTATCGTGAAGTTCCAAGAGTCAGAAGAGAAGGCGCGAGCCTCCCTTAAGCATCTTCAGCGTCTCGATATCAAACTCCTTGCCGTACAAGCGTCTGCTATCTTTAAACAGGTTGTAGGCGTGGTGGAGGACAGAGCGAGTGCGATCGCGGAGTTCGGATCTCGGTTAGGGGTAACCGATTTGACGGACAATGCGGTTAAACAACCGATGTCAGCCATCTACGGCTTGTGGGAGCGATGGAGAGTACGTGCCTTAAAGGCGAGTGCCGAAGTGGGTACGGGTCCGCGCGAGTCGCTCGGACCACGGCCTTCGGTGGCGAAAGAGCCAGTTATCATTATGCCATCCGATCTTATTGAAGAATCGGATTAGGCGTGCAGGGGTCATGACTGCTTTAATGCAAGGGTTTAAATACCCGTCGTGATTGCTGCGCGCGTGATTCGAGAAACTAGGTAGGGTCGTCTGGTGTGGTGATCCGGGTAACTTTGAGATTAATCGCCTCAGGGTCCCGAGGATAAAATAATAAAATAACCAACATAAAATTTATCAATCTGGTCACTTAGCTCGGCATAACCGCCTAAGAGGATGGTGTTGGATACGAACGCGATTGGAGTATCGGTCTAGCACGCCTTTACTTCGGAACGAGAAGTTCCAGTTACTTTCCTAATTCTCAGGACTCGCCGACAGCCGCAAGGCGTCGTTCGAATTCCTGTAAAATTGAAGAGAGCATCTTTAGCTC